CATGACTTGAGGGTCAAAGGCAGTCGACTGGGTGGTAAATTCAAAGGTGGTGAGAAGACGGACTCGGACGATGCCTTGAACAGTTGCAGTGGTGACAGTGGAGCCAACAGGATTGAAAAGCCCAGAAACAATGAGAGCTGGGTATTCATGGGCATTCATGTCGGCAACTGTGCGGAACTCGCTGTCACTCTGGTCAAAAGGAGCCCACCAAACAAAAGCTCCATCGCGGACAAAACCGTCGAGAGCTTGGCTGACACGAGCAAGATTTTCCACCATGTGGAAATTGCCCATGCTGGCAGGACTGGAAGTGAAATAATTCTTGGTGAGAGTTTCTTTGGAGCAATAGGCAGCTGCAATACGTCCGCCGTCAACAAGAGTGGGACCCTGGTAGGAGACGAGCAAAGTTTGGGCGACAGGGCGAATGAGATCAATGGCCCCAGTAACGGGGCCAGGAGCACTCAAATTTGTGGGGATCACTTGAACAGCACTGTACAGCCCGACCAAATCGTTAGCAGCAATGGGAACGGGCGCCGTGGAGGCATTTTTGTACACACTAAAATAAAGATTGGTGGGCTGGCTCAGAATGATGCTTGAAACCAAAACAACGCTGGCGACTCCGCCCGCAAGAGCGTTATCGGTTGCGTTATATTGGTTAACAACATTCATTGTGGTGACGCCAGGGGCGACAAAAAGCTGAGGCAGAACAGAATTCACGGGGCCTGATGCACTCGCTGTGACATTGTTTTTCTGAACGATGACAAAAGTTCCTGCCGGAAGGCCCAAAGAGCCATCGGTATTCTGAACAATGTTCATGGTCCCAAATTGAAGATCAATAGCGGTGGAGGAATTTGGTATCGAGCCACCCACGTAGTTTTGTCCAGCGATGGAGGTGACAAGTGGTTGCGCAACAGCGGCGCCAGTGCCATTGAAAGTCGTTTCCAGACGGCCTCCTGATCCGGTGCCGGCCGCCAAGTAAGGATAATTGACATCCACTCGAGGATCGGCACCGCCTGTGCTACTAGAATAGTTGGCTGGGTCGGCCCAGTCCACAACGTTGTAATCAGAGCCGGCGGGCGGTGAAGACACAGCTGACTGAAAATGGCTGAGAGCTGATGGGTCGCCCATAATTGGCTGAGTGGCAAGTGAAAAACGATAGGTGGCCTCACCAGTTTTGTTCGTGAGGGGAATAGTGTAGGAAGTGGCTGAAGTGAAGAGGCAAGTTTTTCGAGTCTCGCTGTCTGGGAGGCGGCTTTCGGTTCGCTCATTGTTGAGCAGAGTTCGAAGATATCCCTCGTACATTGATCGATCTGACTGTCGCTTGGGAGCATACATTGAAGAATCAGTGATGAATGTGTTTTCATATCGGGCAAGTCTATCTTGGAACAAAGCGGCGGGAGGGGCGGCCTCATTACGGGCTCTTCTAGCCATGCGTTGAAGTCCTGTACGGCGCATGGGTCGTTGACGTCGGGCGTTCTTCTTAGGAATGGCTCGGCGGATGCGGCGGGGGAGGACAGGTTGGGATCGGCGGGTAGAAGCGGCAAGACGTTTATTGTATTCGTCTTGAGTGATAATGCCTTTCTTTAGAAGTGTGGCTAATTTTCCCATACAATCAATTGACAGAATGGGCAAAGGGCAGAAGGTCGGCGGAGCTGGTGGATGACACTTTAATGTTGGGAGCCGCTCCAAACTCCCAACAATGAGTCAATAATAATCGATCCGGGCCATCTGCTCAAAAACAGGATGGCACAACAAGTGAAAAGGCTCACGCGGAATAAGATCTTCGGCTTCTTTCAGCTGAGCTTCGGTGACATCATAACGATGGCACAACTGAAGAATGGCCTCATGTGTCAACAAGGGTTTTTGTCCTGGACCGCTGGCGGTCTTATAAGGGTTAGGAGTCAACCGGTTTTTCCAATTGGACTGAGGAAAATGATCAATGAAAGCGCGAAGGATGGGAACACTAAGAAAGGCAGAATATCCATGGCAAACATCGCCGACAAAAGCCTTGGCACAGGCGGACAGCGTATGTCCTTTGCGGAGCTTGTCTGAATAAAGGTGCTCTAAAGGCGTCAAAGACTTGCCCAGTTTCAAGACGCGTGAAGGAAGAGGGCCCCAATAAAAGCCCAAATTGGTGTGATACCACATGCCTTTGAGAAACGTGCCATGGCCGGGCACAAGATGCTCCTTGAGCTTCATCTTGAAGCCAAAATCTTCCATGTGCGACTGGAAAATCTGAATATCACCCAGGGACCAAAGCGCTGCATAGCTGGAAGTGAATCCCATGATGAAAGAATTGCCAACGCTGGTCGTCGAAGAGCCAGTGGCACGCTCTGGGCGATCCTTGAGATCGAACATGGCGGTCACTGCACATCCCTCTTTGTCTTCAAAATGAGCCAGAACTCGGCCTGAGTTTGTGGCCCAGAGGAGGTCACAAACCTCTGAGGAGACGCCGAGGTGGCGTTCAAACAATTCTTCTTTTTCCAATGGGCCAAAAGATTGTGACTGATCAAACATGCTTGCGTCTCCTTCCCATTCGCGGATATTGCCATCACTGTCAGAGTGGATGACTAAAGAGTCATCGCCTCCAACAATTATGTGGATAGTCCGCGGGCCCACGCCAGACCGGCACTGTGTGTACCATTGGCTGAGCTGATCATCTGTGTAGGCGCCGCCATATGTGATGGTGACGGCCCACAGACAATCGCCGGGGCCTGGAAAGAGATAAACTTGTGATTGATTGAAGGTTTGTTTGAACCGTTTGGAGTACTCGAAAATAGAGGGGCCGACGATGGCCTGGACATTGGGATTGACATTCCAAAGGGCGCGAGCTTTGAGGTCCCAAAAGGGCTTGATCAACAACTCGTCGAGCTTGACTTGTATTTTCGTTCTAGAAGCCAACCGAATGCGCTCATGGTGGCTGAACAAATGCTTGTCAGCAAGAGCCTTGGTGTACCTTTTGCGTTGGCGCGCATTTGGGAAATGGTCGAGCCATTCTTGCTCGTGATCCTCTGGAACAATTACGGAACCCGGTGGTATTTGAGACACGAGGCGATGAAAATGCTCGGCAATGACGTAGGTTCGCCAATTGGCCAATTGTTCTTGGGGTTTCATCGGCGGCGATCTCAAAATGCGAGCATAAAGAACAGCCTCCAGATTGCTGTCTGTCTTGGCTGGAACATGCATTCCAAGGTTGCCGAAAGGAAAAATGGCAGAATACGTCCTATTATTAGGCATGTTGGTAAACTCAGGAATGGGCAGAATTATGCCAATATCCGGATCAATGGGGGGCATTTCACACATTGGCAGGAGACGCCGCTTGACGCGAGACAATTCAGGAGGAAACGGATGAGCCCCAGAAGGAAGAAATGTCTCTTCTGCCACTGGAGCATGTGCTCCCATCTGTTCATGGAGATACATGCTGGCGAAAGACATGGGCCTGGCACTGGTCTTCTTTCTAACGCAAGTCTGCAAAAGAAGAATTCCAAGAAAGGCTGCAGTCGGATCCCATCCTCTCATGACGCACATGTTGTGGGCAGCATGAAAGAACATGCCCCATCCCAAAGGCAGCCAGGTGAACCATTCATGTTTCATCCAATGGAGAACTTTGGTCAAGGGGGGGACGTCAGCCCGCCAACCGACTTCTGCCATGGCAAGGCCCATCGCGGCGGCGGGATGAAGTCTCTTGAGAGGTTCTTCGATGAGAGGGGCAATAATGCAGGCTGTGATCCATTCAATGTTGCGGCTAATGACAGAGGGGATTCGCACGGGGTCAACAGCGCTATAGACTTTCTCTGGAAAGTCAACCAGGTCATTCGTGACACTGGCCAAGCGCGACGAAAATCCAAGCTTCTTACAAACATGGGGAAGGACCAACATGCCGGTCACGCCAAGAGCAGCGAGACCGGCCCATTTCAGAGCTTTAGTCCAAGTGAAAGAAGTGGGTTTAGCAATGCCGGGATAAGCACTGGCAGCGGCATGATAGTCAGCCAACAGGCCGCCCGTTGACGTTGTGAGAGCAGTAATAGCATTGTAGTTGCGGGGCATGACATATCTTACAGAGGCCGTGCTGATTTCAAGAGGCGTGTGAAACATCTCCACTGGAAACAGTTTTTGGAGCAACATGTATTCTGGTGTACGCAGGACATTAGCTGACAAATGGGTCGTCAACCCTCCCAAGGTCCATTGGCTGCTAGTCTTCGAGCCAATCCAAGAAGCAGTCTCTGCTGGAAGAGAGCTGGGGGCTATGACGCACACTTTTTGCGGTCGGATCCACTTTGGAAGACGGGCAAAAAGGCCAGCATAAGCTCCCATCCATTCTGGCAGACAAGGAAAATACTTCATCTGGATCATTTGAGGGAGGGGTGGGTTAGGGACGCAATGGCTCTCACTAGCGTTCATGTCAAATCTCACGATGTGCAAAACGGAGCCGGCGCGATAGGAGCGATGAAGGCTCCATGCCAAATGAGCTGTGCTGCCAGAGGAAAAAGAAGAAGTGACATCTTGACTACCCGATTCGTGAATCCAATCAACAGCCGGATGAATGCGGGGCACAGAACTCACGTTATCGGGGCGGAACATGACTTGAGCATTTTTCCTTTTCCATCCTCCTTCTAGGCAGGTAGTGCCTGCTGGGCCGGAAAACCTCCATCCGATCCAATACAGGACTCCTTTGCCGTACTTGCGCACTCCTCCAGAAGAGTTCTTCATGAGATTAATAACATGCTGAAGGCTGAACTCCTCTCCTTGATATTGGTAAGCGTCCATGGCAATGACACAATCGTAATCCATGAGGGCTGGGTCGACCCCGGTGGCCGGGAGAACTTCTGAGCGAACGCCACTATCGGCGTTTGACCAAAGAGTGTGAACCTTCAAACAGGATGTAGGATCGAGCAGGGCCATGAGATTGCTATATCTTTTGCGATTATCGAGGACGCAAATCGACGTCGCTCCACACAAGGCGGCATTGCCAACAGCTCTAACAAAGGCAAACTTGCGCAATTCGGCGCTACAAATATGTGGGTTAACGGCTGGAGGACAAAACGGAATCTCCTTCACACCGAATCCTAAGGACGTCATGTATTTAACCTTGACGTCCAAGGACTTGGGAAGAACGATTCTGTATTTTTCAG